GATAGGTCAATACACATATCTGCATACTCAGTTCCATATTTAGAATCACTAAAGATTCTTACTACTCTAGGTAGTGCATGGTTATCGTACTGTACATTTACATAATGTTTTTTATTATTATGATTGTACTTCTTGGTTACTCCCATTCTTCTTGTACTTGTTGGTTCATACATAGTAGGCTCCTCAGTTAAGTTGATAGTTGGCGTTGAGTAATTGTCGTGCAAGTTCGATACATTGTTCTGGTCTGAGTTTAATTTCTGCATAGATTCCCCTTGATGAGTTGATATATAAATAAAGTTTTTTCTTAGATAGTTTCAGACCATGCTTCGGTTCTGTTAGATATTCTAAGTCAGTTTCTGATTCCATGTTCCACCTTTGTTCAACACCATAGGTAAAAGTTTAGGTATGCCATCTATTATAATACCACAACCTATGATAGGTCTAGACTTTTGTGTTTTCATGTACTCAAATGCTAGAGAGTCTGAGTCTATGAGGCAGCCTACTTGCATACCCCAGTTTAAACTGTTTGGATTGCCCCAGTACTGGATGTTAAAAGAGCTGTGATAGTGTCCCTGGACTGTTGGACAACCGTACTGCTGTGCTACTTTTAATACATTAGCAAATTTACCATGACAGAAATAACAATCCTGTCCGTTAGACATTCTAATCATTAGGTCATCATGCCATACCCAACCATCGCCTACTTCTAAATATTCATTGTAGCTTTTCATAGCAGCTCTCGGTAGACCTGATGCTTTCTGTCTACGATAGACTAGGCTACCATGGTTAGAGTCCATTAGATCCATAACAGGAAATAACTTTTCTAATTCTTTTATAACAGGCAAGGATGCTTGATGTTCATATCCTGCACTATATAAGTCAGGGTCTGAGTCATGGAAACTTATTGCGTGAGAATCAACTTCATCGCCTATATGTATAACTCTATCTGGTTTATATTTTCTTTTAATTGCTTTAAGAAAATCTATAGAGTCCTTATGATGATAAGGTATGTGTGTATCTGAGATTACTAAGATACAAGAGTTCTTCATAATAAAGTTCTAATTATTAAATAACACATTTGTAGAAAGACAGTAGTTCCTATAAACCATACAAGAGTTCTTAGTTGTTTCATATCTTTTTCAATATGACATAAATGATTGTCTTTCAGAGTTGTTAGTTTTTGATCTAACAGTTCTAGTTTACCCTCTATGCGGATAATAGCTTCTCTGTTTTCTTGTTCCATTTATTAACTCTTAGGGTTCGCATCTTTGATAGATTGAATACGAGCTTTCCAAGCATCTATATCTTTGTATATCTCATCAAGCTGATCACCAATATCTCCGTAAGCTGCTCTTCTTGTAACTCTTACACGATTGTTAGATTGTTCAATATCCGCAGCTGCTTCATAAGAATTTAGTTGCTCATCTGTTGGTTGATCTAAACCATCAACATTCCAGCTTTTTATGTATTCACCTTGTCCATCATCTTTGACATGGACGTTGCCAATGTCTGGATCGAACTTAGCTTCTTTGCCGTTTGCTTCACAATATAATTTTATCTTAGTTGGTAAACTTGCCATATTATACTCCTATTAGTTTAAAACCCATAAAGAATGATTTAGGTACAGTACCATCTCCATTTGCACCACTACCATCACTAGCATTTTGAAACATAGAACAGGTCACTTCATCACTTGCACTTAAATCTAAAATAGCAGATATATTAACTGTATCAAAAGTTGTGCCTCCTGAGTCACTATTTCTCATTTCAGCAGATGCTTTTTCTGTACCACCAACATTTAACTTAACTATAAATCTACCACCAAAAAAGTTGTTTCTCATAAGTTGAGCAAAAATGAAATACTTGCCTCCCTCCCCAGATGGGACTGTAAATTTGCCATTTGATGTGTCATAAGCAGAATCACTGTCAACTTGTTCTGAGTTAAAAATTATAACAGCTTCAGCACCAGAGTTTGTAGTTTGTGATGCGTTTAAGAACGCTTGAAAAGCAGGAGTATTATCACCTCCAAAACCTGTTGCGGTTCCTGAGTTTGCTATTGTTGCACCAGAAGGTATTGTTATTGTATCTCCACTATCTCCTATTGTTAATGATGTTCCTGATTTAGGACTTACTTTATCTACTCTTACTTCACTCATGTGTTACTCCTGTGGGTTACTTTCGTCATCACGTGCTTTTCTGTTTTTATAGTCAGAACGAGCCGTGACCAGTGCTACAAAGTCTGCTTGATTGGATGGAATAGGATCTGTGAATGAATCATCATTCATCAACTTATCAGTCCACTCACGTTGCATACGTTTCCAACAGTTGTTGATTTTACCATCAACTGCATCTTGTATCCACTTATCTAAACCAGCATTATCTGTGTCGTTATATAAATCATTAGACAGAATTGTTTGTTGTAAATCTGTTAATGTTATTTCTTTTTTATGTTCAGCCATGCTTTACCTCCTTTAAGGTTAATTGTTTCGTTAACATACTAAATTTCCACTCCAATAACTATCGTTTGAAATATCTGAAGGGCCACTTCCGCTAGTGCCTCCCATAATTATTGTTATACTGGCTGTATCATTAGCATCCAGGTCAGCTAAAACACTACCTGCAAAAGTGAAACTAGCACCTCCACTTCCTAATTCATTTACAGAAGAAAGATGATAATAAACTCTATTACTTGTGCCAAGTGCCCAATAGTAATAAGTCGAACTGTCTTGTGTGCTTAACTCATTTACTCTAACAGAAACATCAAAACGATATTTACCAGTTACAGGGGCTGTAAAAGTGTTGGATGCAAAATCCGCATTTAAATCAAAATGTTCTGTGTCAAAAACAACCGTAACACTTTGCCCTTGATTAAAATTAGTTTGAACTGATGATGGCTGCACAAGAAAAGCTGATTGTTTTGGCATTGTTACATGACCATTACCATCAATTGACATGGCAGTTGCAGCACCAGTACCAATACTAAAAGTATCTCCATCATGGTTATACATCAAATAACCACGATTGTTTGCTCCATCATCGCCAAACGCAATTAAACCAACATTATCGTTAGCACTTAAAATTGTTATCCCAGCAGGTCCATTATTTTCAATAACTAATTCATCACCAGAAGCATTAGCTGAACCACTACTATCAGCAGTTTTTATATGAATACCAGCACCTAGATCAGCAGCACTTAATGTTGCGTTCATTAAGTTTGTTATCTTACCGTCTTTGATACCTAGACTGTCTATAGCCACACCATTTGCACTGGTATTTTCACTAATAGTATCTACTTTAATTTCACTACTCATTCTTATTCTCCTTAATTTTTAAATTGCTGCAATGATAAATGCTAGCAGTTCAGAATATCTAACACCTAGTCTAGTTCGTTCTACTGCACCTTCTGGTGCTTCTTCTTGTGTATGAAAGATATCATCTTCTGTTTCCCACCAAGTATCAGAACAGAACATTCCATATTTACTAGCATCTAAACCCTCTGCTTCAAAAGCATCTTTCAGATCTTGTGCTATAATACCAAAATGAGTTCTTGCTTCATCACCTTTTTTTTCAACTGCATCTTTAAATCTATACTTTGTTAAAAGACCTTTAGCAGCTACAGCAACTCTTTTTTCTGCATCTGTAAGTTCTTCAATGTCTTGTTTTTCGTTTATGTCTGAAGTATTGATTGAACCACTAGTAGCGTAGAAGGTAGCCCATCTATATGCTGACGCTCCAAAAGCAGAAACACCATCAGTACTACTTCCAGCATTATCTGTTGGACCTGCATATCCACTAGCAAATCTAAGACCAGTATGGTTTGAATCGGTTGAGTAAATTTTAAGGTCAGCTGTAGAATTATCAACAACCCCAGATCCCAATGCAATATCACCATCACTTTTAACAGTCATGTGAGTAGTACCACTAGTTAAGAAAAGCATGTCATCAGAAGAATGGTCATATACAATACGACCTGCATCATTATCTCCTGAGTCACCAAATTTAATACCGCCTTCACTACTTGTTCCAGATAAAATAGTCATTCCAGAACTACCGCTACCTTCAATAACTAATTCATCAGAAGTAGAATCAACACTTGCACCACTATCAGCAGTTTTAATATGTAAGCCAGCTCCTAAATCAGGTTCATTTACTATACCTACTGTTCCATTATTTACAAATAATGTGTTAGTACCTCCTGCTTCAACAACAATCTTATCATCTGTATTAGCAGATATACTGGTATCTGCGTCATCATCTAAATCAATTTTATTATTGACTCCGTCTATTTGTATTCCTGCCATTTGTTTCTCCTTATATTACGACAACAGTAGAATTAGAGCCTACTGTAATAA